AAATTTATAAACACCATCTGTGGGTTGCATAGTAATAGCTTCATTAGTTATAAAATTATAAGTTACATTATCAATACTTGTATTAAATGTCGTACCTTTTGCCATAGTAATAGAAGCAGTTGTTGTAGGCACATTATTAACTAGTATATCAATTATTGCACTAGGTGCTGTTACTGATGTAGGCGTGTAACCTAATTGTTTTGCTAATGAGACAACATTTTTACGAATATCAGCACTATCTAAATATAATTCGTTTGACAACATGTTAGCGTTAAATGATAGATAGTGAGTGTTATATGCTAGTAAGTCTAATAATACAGACATACCTGAACCCTCAAAATCATAGTCTGAAAATTCTGCTTGATTTTGTAAGAATGTTTTTAGATTGTTTCTTATACCGTCATAGTCTAATTCTGATACATCTAATCTATTACTAATTGCATTTGTCATTTTATCTTAATCTCTCTAAAAATGTGTCTACTATTACTGGCTCTTGTGTACCTTTAATTACAAAATGAATACTAATAGCATAAGCATTTCTCTCTGATTCATCATTTATTAAAATATCACTTATGCTAATTCTAGGTTCAAATTGATTTAATATTTCCGCAATTTTTAGTTGCATGAAATGTATTGTTAAATCTGTCATAGGTTCAAATAATAGACCTCTAATACCTGAACCAATCTCTGGCCTAAATGGTTTTTCGTAATTATTAAGATTAATTAAATTTCTAACACTTCTTTTAATTGCTTCGGCATCCGTAAGTTTATTAACATCTTTAGTTACAGAATTTAAACCAAAGTCTAAATCAAGGTCTTTAAAAGACCTACTGATTCTATTTGAGTTGTTAGTATTTGTAGCGTCCCATTTTGGCATAACGCTAACTATTTATACAGATTATGCTGTTCTTTTCCACATATAGACAACAATATATGGTTGAACAATTGTGTGAGCGTCTCCACTACCTGTAAAACTTGAATTAACAGCAGGACCATTACCTGTGCCAGCGTCTCTAACAAGTTCCATATTACCAGCTGCACCACCTGTTCCTGTGCCTGAATCGTTAGAACCTACTTGGTGTCTATGTGATGGTAATTGTGCCTCTGTAAGAGTGTGTGTTTTTGAACCACCTGTTTCTTCTGCTGTATCAAAATCTGTATCTGAAGAATCAATACCTATGAGAACACGACCTGCACCAAAACTTGACCATGTACCAAATCCTAATAGTGTGCCAGGATTTGTTGCATTACTACAATTCATATAAATTGAACCTACAGGATAAGCATTTGCAATTGTAGCAGTTACACCTGTTAATGTTGTAAATGAAACTTGACCCTCACCATTAGTTGATAAGACTTGACCACTATCGCCATCAGTTGAAGGCATAGCATAAGTACCATCACCACCTAAATGAGTAAAGTTAGCATCCATTTCTTCATGAGTTAATGCTGTTCCTTTTGTACTTCTTTTTGTTAATGCCATTATTCTAAATCTTCTTCTGTTAAAGTCGCTTGAGCTGCTACTGTATCACTAAAGAAACTTCCTACATATGCTGTAATTGTATTATCAATGGTGCCAGGATTATTTTCTAAATAACTATCATCTACATATTGAAACTTATCAAGTTCATCATCAAAAGTTATATCTGGGTCTACACCAAATTTTGATTTATCCATAGTTAAAGTTGCACTTATTGTACCATTAGTGAGTGTATAATTTATTACAGTATTTTCACCTTCTCCTGTTATAACTTGTGTAGCAGGATTATCTTCTTCAGGTATTGTATATTTAAAACCAAAAAGAGTATGTTCTCCTACTGCTGTTGGGTCTTCTGCCATTATAATCCACCTGTATTTGCTAATACACTAAGAGAACCCATTGCAATAAAGGTAGGAGGAAAACAATCCACAAAATTTACTTCTGTAACTGTTTGTCCATTAACCACGCTTGTTGAAGAATGTGCTGGTACACCATTTACTATAGCATTCGGTATATGTTTTGTAGTAGGAGTTCCCATAAGTGCCATAGGTTTACCATTTACTAAAACTTTAGTACCTGTAGGTATTGCCATAACACGGCATAATGAAAAGTCACCAAATCTCACACATGGTTTTCCATTTACTAGTACATTTAAAGAACCTGTAATCATAGGTGTAGCATGAGGTTCCCCTGTGGGACACACATGGGGAAAAATAAAATCACCTACTCTTGCTACTGGTCTACTCATATTAATCTAACTAGAAAAGCCCACACTTCACTTGTAAACATAGGTAATGTAGATACATATTCTGTTATATTTTCATATAGAGATTTTACAGGCTCATTTATCTCATGAGTTTCTTTATCTGTTATTCCTACTTTACATGTTACACATTTACAAGACATATCACTATTTATAAAAAAATAGCTTGACAAACTTTTGGTTATATGTTAAGCTTCAGACATGAATAAAATCGTACAAATATTGAACAATTTTAGACCATGCACAAAAATAGTGCATAAGTTATTTTCAATTATTTTTAAAACCCTATATAAATCAATAACTTACATGACAAAAAAAGTGAAAAAAGTGCTTGACATAGTATTGATTATATCCTATAATGGAACATATGATAAAGTTAAAACACACTAAAAAATCAAATTTACAAGATACACTAAATTTAGACAGTAAGTCTCAGTTAGCGAAATTACTTGCTACTGAAGATATCTCTGTTGAACATAATAATGTTAAGACAGCATCCTTTGATGTAGCAAATCGTGTATTAACACTTCCTATATTTAAAGTCAAAAATAAACATGTCTATGATATGTTGATTACTCATGAGACAGGACATGCATTACATACTAAAGTTGAAGATTGGTCAGAGATATGTTCTGATGATAGACTTAGAATGGCCGTCAATGTTTTAGAAGATACTAGAATTGATAAACTAATGCAAAAACAATATCCTGGTGTCATTGAAGACTACAAAAAAGGTTTTGATGTTTTAAATGATTCTAACTTCTATGGTTTACACGATAATAATATTAATGAATTATCTATCTTAGATAAAATTAATATGAGAAGTAAATCATTAGATAGACTTGATATTGATTTTTCAGATGAAGAATTAGAATGGGTTAAAAAAACTGATAACATCAAATCTTTTGATGATGTATTAAATCTTGCAAAAGAAATTATTGCATATCAAGAGAAAAAAGAACAAGAGCAAGAGATAGATGAATCAGATATTCAATCTCCTTTCAATGAATCTGAAGAATCTGAAGAATCTGATAATATGCAAAATGAATCAAATCAAGATTCAGATGATGATTCAGAATCAGAAGATGATACAGATTCAGATGATTCTAGACCAAGTGATTTACAAGATTCAAAATCAGATGATGAGCAAGAGACTTTAGAAAATACCATGTCTCCTCAAAATATTGATGATGACTTCGGTATTACTAACAGACAATTTGAAAAATCAGTTCAACAATTAACTGATTCAGATGAAAAAAGTTTAAGAACATACGCTAATCTTCCAAAACCTATCTTAAAAAATACTATCGTTGATTATAAACAGTTTTTCAAAGACTTCGGTAATGAAATCAATCAAAGAGACAAAAGAGATTATAAATCTCAAATGTTATCTAGATATAATACTTTCAAAAAAGACAGCATGAAAACTGTTAATTATCTAGTAAAAGAATTTGAAATGAAAAAATCTGCTACTGCTTACAGAAGGGCAACGACCTCTAAAACTGGTATCATTGACCCTATGATGTTGAGTAAGTACAAGTTTACAGATGATATATTCAAAAAACTATCAATCATACCAGACGCTAAAAATCATGGTATGATAGTTCTAGTAGATTGGTCAGGTAGTATGGCTGATGTTATCAGTCCTGTTATCGAACAATTAATGAATCTATCATGGTTCTGTAAAAAGATTCAGATTCCATTTGAAGTTTATGCTTTCAGTAACTATTATGAAAGAGATAATTATGGATATAACAACAATCCAGAAAATCCGTCATTCGAGACTAAAGAAAATGATATAAGACTAGGTAACTTTAAATTAGTAAACTTCTTATCTCATAGAATGAACAACAAAGAATTTGAACAAGGTATGCAAAACATGTACTCACTATTAGAGGCATATGATTACAGAGGATATTGTCGTACTTCAATCGTTGATTGGTACAATAATTATGAAATTAAAAGACCTATACAAGTTCCACATTGTCTAACTTTAGGTTCTACACCTTTAAACTCTGCTCTTGCAACCATGATTGACATTGTTCCTATCTTCAAACAAAAATACGGTATTGAAAAAATGTCATTTGTTACTATAACAGACGGCGCTTCAGACGGTAATGAATATGTTAATAAACTAGATGAAAATGGAGACATGTACACTACATCTACTAGAGGTAAATTAGTTCTTAGAGTAAAAGGTAAAAACTACATGGTAAAAACTAAGAATAGATTTTACGGTTCTGAAAAAAATACTGCTCTTTTACTTGATATTATTAGAGAAAAATACAATACTAACAATATCGGGTTCTATTTGATACCTAAAAAATCTAGAAAACACTTAACTTGGGCAATAGACAGTTATGATGATAATGGTAGATATATAGGCGCTGACTTAGATACTGCAATGAAAGATTTAACTAAAGATAATGTTCACTTAACCCCTAAATCAGGTTATGACAAGTACTTTATTACAGTCGGCAACACTAGAGTTGAAAAAACAGACCTATCAAGTCTTGATTCAGACGCTAAAACTTCTGATATTAAGAAACTATTTAAGAAATCAATGTCCGGCAGACTGAAATCTAGAGTTTTACTCAATAATTTCATTGATGAGGTCGCTTAATCATGAATTTTACTGAAAAATCACTAAAAATGACTAAAAAACCCGAAAAAAATGCAAAAAAAGTGAAAAAAAGCTTGACATTACTTCAAAAATGTCCTATAATCCTTATATAAACTATGAAATTTAATGAATTTAACAACGGAGACACTACTATGACAAAACCAAACGATAAAAAACAAGCATTTATTGACGCTTGTATGGACAAATTTGACGCTGATTCAAATGGTGACCATATCTTGACTATTCATCAATTGAAGGAAGTTGCTTCAGACTTTGGTATGAAGTATGCACCTCAATGGTTAGTCAAAAACCCTGCTAATAAAGTGGGTAGGGCACTATTTAAGTTACCTGCTCTAGGTGAGGTTACTTCAGTTCATGCTTCTAGACTAGTTCAAGCCGCTGAACAATACGAACCTACACCTAAAACAGAAAAAATTGATAATACAGAAACTAAAACTGAGGCCGCTTATGTTGTTAGTTCTTTAACAGGTAACATTGTTCCTGAAAAAGACCCTAACTTTGTAAACTTCGGTGATTATACTTCTGTAAAATCTATTATCGCTTCTAAGAAGTTTTATCCAATCTTCATTACTGGTCTCTCTGGTAATGGTAAGACATTGGGTGTAACACAAGCGTGTGCCGAGAAAAAAAGAGAAATGATTAGGGTCAATATTACGATTGAAACTGATGAAGATGATTTGCTCGGTGGTTACAGATTAAGAGACGGTCAAACTGTATGGCAAAATGGTCCTGTTATAGAGGCAATGGAAAGAGGTGCTGTGTTACTTCTTGATGAGATTGACCTCGCTTCTAACAAGATTATGTGTTTACAACCTATACTTGAAGGCAACGGCGTGTTTGTTAAGAAGATTAACAAGTTCGTTAAACCTGCTCTCGGTTTTACTGTTGTTGCAACAGCAAATACTAAAGGTAAAGGTTCTGAAGACGGTCAGTTTATCGGTACTAATGTTCTCAATGAGGCGTTTCTAGAAAGATTCCCTATCACATTTGAACAAAAGTATCCTTCAGTTAAGATTGAGACTAAAATCATTTCTAAAATGTTAGAGACTGAAAATGCTAAAGATGATGATTACGCTTCTAACCTAGTCAATTGGGCAGATATAATCAGAAAAACTTACCAAGAAGGTGGGGTTGATGAAATCATATCTACTAGAAGACTTGTTCACATTGCAAAAGCATATTCAATCTTCAAAAACAAATTGAAGGCAGTTGAAGTATGTACTAACAGATTTGATGATGATACAAAACAATCATTCATTGACTTGTACACTAAGATTGATTCTGGCGTTTCAGTTGAAGAATTGATGAATCAGAACAATCAAGATGAACATATCGCCGATGAGGATGAGGCAGATGAGGACATCATCTAAAATTCTTCATTTCATAGTGTGTCCAGAGACCGGTATCATGCCGGTCTCGCCATACATAAATAGAATTAATATTAGGAGAAGAAAATGGCATTAGAAAACTTATTAATCGCAATACTAATTGCAATGATTATTACATTAGGTATCACCCTTTACCGTATAGGTAAAATCGTTGATAGAATGTTGGAGAGAAGTGTTCAAATAAAATACTCGATTCATGATATTGGCGAAAATATAGATGGTATGCTTGAGACTTTAAACAAGGCACAAGGTATTGAAAGAAGTAAACAACAAAAAGAATACGAACAAAAAATGTTAAGTGATTTAATTAATGAAATTACAAAAGAGGATAAAAGTAAATGAAAGTTGAAGTGAGACATAATAATGTAGAACAAGCATTACGAATCTTAAAAAGAAAAACACAAAAAGAAGGTATCATTAGAATTGCTAGAGAAAAAGAGTTCTATGAAAAACCTACAGCAAAACGCCAAAGAAAGAAAAAGTCTGTTCAAAAGACTTTAAAAAAATTAAGAATGAAAAACGAATTGGCGCCTAAAAAACATTCTAGAAGATATTACTAAATTTTTTTAATATCATTTACAACATTATAACCCTCAATATCATATCTATTGACAATATCTTTTGTTTCTCTATCAACAAATAAAATTTGTGAATTACCATTATTAGCATTAGTATCTGTTAAAGATGAACCTATAATAAAATAATTTTTTGTTAGTGTTAATCCTCTTAGAAAATAATCTTTTCTATCCACTAACTTTGTTTCCCATCCCTTTCCTGTTTTTAAATTTATGCAAGCAAGACATCCTGTTCTTGTAGATAATGTATATAAAAAATTACCCTCTATTTCACAGTTATGAGAACAAAATCCATAATCACATATATACTCTACCTTTTCAGTTTTTAAATCTATATAATAATATTGAGATTTCTTTGACCCTCTATTATGTAAACAGAAATATATTTTATTGTTATTTAAACATAATGAATTAACATGGTGGTTATCATCTTTTAAAATATGTGAACCTGATTGTACATAAAGGTCATTTACAACATTATCTAAAGTTTTAACATCTATTACATAGTTTTTATCTTTATATGTAAGTTCTATTAAATCTTTATTTGTATTTGTAAAACATTTAACATCATCTGTTACTATAATTTGATGTGGATTTTCAAAACCATTTAAAGTTATATAATCAATATAGTTTCCTTTTTTATTTAACTTTAATAATTTATTATGATTTGCTACAAATAAAAAATCACCTTTAGGATAACAACCAAAAGATTTATATTTTTTAGTATCAATTAGATTGTCTGGTAAAACATTTTCTTTTATGATATTGTATTTACCAGTCTTCTCATTAAAAAAACAAATTAAGGCTCTATTTGTTTCATTTTTTTTTCTTCGATTACTTACTGTTATTGATAACATGATTCAGCTATTTCAATAAGTTCTTGTGATGGATTTTCATTATTAAATCCTAATGAAATTCTTTTAGAGTTTATTACAATAGCATGCCAAAAAGGATTTTTTTCATTAACATGAAATAATCTTAAATTCCATCCTAATTTATCATAACTATCTATGACTTCTTCTGTATATGGGTTTCTATATCTAAAGATGTTTGAGTTATCTTCAAAACTATATGCAAAATAACATCTAATTCCAGGACTGGTGTGATTAGTATGCCAACCCATAAATTCTCCTTTTTCCCAAGAGAAAGCACCACTCATATACCACTCTTGGTCATCACCAAAGTTTTTTAATAAAAAATTTTCTAGTAATGGTATATTTAATATATCTCTATCTAATCTTCTATGATTTGCATGACCATGATTAAAATATAATGGATTACTTATTGTTAAGGCTTTATGTAGTGCTTCGTTTGATGTAACAGATATGTCTTTTAATGTTATAAATCTTTCTCTTCCTTTTTCATATCTTTCTTCGGCTGTCATAACATCATGTAGAGTAAAATCAATTTTTGGTAGCATTATATCACCCTGTC